CGTGTACCCGCCCGACCCGTATGTGCCGCCCGTCACGCAGCGCATGACCGACGAAGAGATGACTGCGTACATCCAAAGCCGGCGCTACAACTGGGAGACAAAAAGGTGGAGCTAACAACTATTAGGGAAAACCCCTATAAAAAAGTTCTTGACATGCGTAAAAGAATCTGTTACACTGTATTTACGTTGTCGATAGTGACGGCGTAAACAGGAGAATCAAATGCAGTACAAACTCAATGTTCAGCGCGACGTAGATACAGACGAGCCAGGCGTCTACATCCTCAACCTCCCCAAAGGCTGGCGCTTTGACGAGGTCAGCTCTCCCAACGACAGAGTGCACGTCAAAGGCTATGACTCAATGAAAGAGTTACGCGCCGACATCAAGCCCAGCGTCATACCTTGCGATTGCTCAGGATGCTCACCTTAAGACCCTACCAAGAGCAGGCGGCTGACTTCCTGTACGAGCACGACCGCGCCATGATCTTGGCGCCGGTCGGCGCGGGCAAGACGGCGATCACGCTGACGGCCATGCAGGACATGGTGCGCGACGGCCACGTCAGGCGCTTCCTCGTCGTCGCCCCGCTGCGCGTCGCCACCAGCGTCTGGCCGGTCGAGGCCGCCAAGTGGGCGCCCGGCCTGCAACTGCGCGTGGCGGTCGGCACACCTACGCAGCGCAAGGCGGCGCTCGACTACTGGTGCGAGATCGTCGTGACCAACTACGACAACCTCCAGTGGCTGGCCGAGCAAGACCTAAGCACCTTCGATGGCGTGGTGTTCGACGAGCTGACGCGCCTGAAGAACCCGTCGGGCGCCAGGTTCAAGGCGCTCGCCAAGGCGCTTGACTGCCCGATCCGCTGGGGCCTGACCGGCAGCTTCACCAGCAACGGCTTGGAGGACGTCTTCGGGCAGTGCAAAATCATCGACCAGAAGCTGCTAGGCCGCAGCAAGGGCGCGTTCCAGCAACAGTACTTCTACCTCGTCAACAAGGATTACAACGACTGGCAACCGCGCCCCGGCGCGCTGGAGCAGGTCATGGCCCGGATCAAGCCGGCTACCTTCGTGCTGGAGCCAGGCGAGTACAAGGACAAGCTGCCGCCGCTGCACACGGTCGAGGTGCGGCTGGACCTGCCCGACCGCAAGCCGTACGAGGACATGAAGAAGGACTTCGTGACGCGCTTCCCGGACGCGACTGCGGTGGCGATCAACGCCGCCGTGGTGACGCAAAAACTGTCGCAGATGGCCGCAGGGTTCGTCTACACGCCAGAGCCGGTCTGGTTCAGCAGCCACAAGTTCGACCGGCTCGAAGAGCTGCTGGCCGAGAACCAGCAGGCCAACACGATTGTCTTTTACAACTTTGTCGAGGAACTCCATGAACTCAAGCGACGTTTTCCTTACGCCCGGACAGTTGACAGCATTGATGACTGGAACGCCGGACGAGTACGCCTTCTATGCCTGCACCCGCGATCTGCCGGGCACGGGCTCAACCTCCAGCACGGCGGCCACCATATCGTCTGGCTCAGCCTGCCTTGGAGCCTTGAGCTGTTCGAGCAGGCCAACGGACGGCTGCACCGATCCGGGCAGCGCCGCGACGTCTGGTGCTACGTCATGATCGCCAACCAGACGGTGGACGAGAAGATATGGGCCGCGCTGCACAGCAAGCAGGCGGTCAGCGACATTGCAATGGAGAGCCTGAAATGAACACCCTGAAAGACCGTATTCGCTCGACGAAGGCGCAGTTCCGCATCGCCGTCAAGCAGTACAACCAAGCGCAGCGCCTGATGGAGCGGCTGAAGAAATCACTTGAACAACTGGAGAAGAAAGATGAACTGGCGCGAGCTAAACAAAAAGCTAAACATGCTGACCGAGGATGAGGTGCTGGCGCTGCTTGAGATTGAACGCCAAGGCGCCAAGCGCGTGACGTTCTTGGAGCGTCTGCACCAGCGATACACCATGCTGCGGGCGGCGCGCGAACGAGTGGAACTACTGAAGGAAGCAATCAAATGAAATCCCGTATCCTAGACCCCAACTTTAAATATGTGCCGGCAGCGGCGACAGATGTTCAGGCAACATGGCGAAAATTTGGATGGAAACCTCTCGATGAAATGCCCAACGTGCGCAGCGTGGACAGAAGTAAAATTGACCAAGCAGATGGGCGAGTACGTCCAGAGATCAAGGGTATGCGGCAATGAGCACAAGTTCACCACAGAAGAGCGCGTCGTCCCCACCAAGCCGCACGGAGGGGCCAGACTTCGCAAGCTGGAGCCCAATGGTGCTGACGAAGTTCGCGCAAGACTCCTACGCAAAGATGCGTGAGCAGGAGGACCAGCTAGAGCAGTTGCGCCAAGACCTCAAGACGGCGCTGGAGGCTTACCGGGCCTTGTTGCGGCTGTAGAACAGCGTCCGGTCGCCGAACAGGTAGAAGCCCACAGCCGCAGCGAAGTTGTCCACAGCGTCGCTCGGCTGGCCCGACAGCTTGAGCGAGGCCCAGGTGCCCAGCACAATCATCGCTACAGTGGGCCGCATAAGGCGCACGGCGGCCTCGACCCACGGGTACGAGGGATTGGCCCCACCGGCCTCATTCATCGCCTTGAACATGTCCAGATCGAACTGGCGCATCTTGACGTACTCTTCTACGTTGACGGGCTTGTAGCCGTCGGTCTGAATGAAGCGCCCGATGAGCGACTTACCCAAGTCAACGGCCAGAGGGCCGAGGGCGGCGAGGATGGTTAGCGGGTCCATGTCACACCTCCAGCAAGTCGCAGATGCGGTTGGCCCAGCCTCGGCTGAACGCCGGCCAGTTGGGCAGCTTGGCCATGAAGCGCAGGCGCTGGGCGAGGATGCGCCGGCGCAGCCCCTCGGAGTGCAGCGTACTGGCCGCGCGGATGGTGATGGGGCCGATCACGCCGTCGTCCTTGACACCGCAGGCCCGCTGGAGCCACTTGGATGACTGAGCCACGCCTGAGTTGACGGCGCCGTCGAAGACGATGTAGCGCACGTCTGGGGGCAGCGCCTCGGCCTGCACGGCGTCCCAGTATCGCTCCTTATAGATGCGCTGCGCCAGCTCTAGTGGCAGTTCGCGCATGTCGCCACGGTAGCCGACCTCGCGGGCCACGGCCTCGGTGATGCCGTAGCGGGTCTTGTTGCCGGGGTCGGCGGGGTGGTTGCTGTAATCGCCCTCATGCTTGAGCAGCTTGTCGAAGGCGGTTAGGAAGTTCACTTGTCTACCTTGCCGTCTAGCTTGTCGAAGATGCGCCCCAACATCGACTTGATGTCTACCATGTCGGCGCGGTAGTCGTCGCGAGCGACGTAGTGCGTCGGCATCTGCCGCACATCAGCGTCAAGCCGGTCGATGGCCTGGTAGATGCGGTTGAGTGTCCAGCCCCCGAAGAATCCTGCGACGGCCACGGCGATGTTGAAGAGAATTTGGTAGTCCATGACCGTTAATTTGATCAAACGTTTGTGCGAAGTTCAAGACGAGTGACAAGATTTTGCAGTTAGGGCGCGAGCGCGTTTGCGCGAGACGCGGGCTCGGCACGGCGCGACAACTCATTTCCGAATTGTGCGGCCGCGCGGCCGTAAAACTCAGGCATTTGGTTTATCTCGCGGCTACGGCGCAACGCCATAGCAGCCTCAACCATATCAGCGGCTTTTGCAGGGCTGGTCATTTCGCGAGCGATTTCCATCGCAATCTTGTCGTCCATCCTAAGCGCCAGTCTTTTGAACACATTGTTAAAGACCGTGATCGGAACAGACAGAAAGTTAGGCAGGGGAAGACCTATCTCGCGGCCAGTTTCAGTCCCCAAACCGCGTATCTTAATGTCAGCCTTGGCGCCAGCGTCTACAAGGCGCTGGTACTCGCCTTCGCGTAGCAGGTCGTTTCGGACAGCATTTACATGAGACAACTGCTGGGGCGTAAAGTTCTTGGTAAGTTCAGCGATGCGCTTGTCAACCGCCAGAGCGTTTGACCCAGCCGGCAGCGCGGGCGCAAGTTTATTCTGACTTGCAACCGCAAGTGAATCAATCTTTGCCAATCGCGCCGCGTCCTTGGCTACTGCGTCCAGCCGAGGCGTAAGGCTCATGCCCGCGTCGTCAAGGATGCGGATTGGATCGGCGTACTTTTTCAAGAATTTAGCGTGCGCTTCCGGCGTCACACGACCGGCAGCGTCGGTGACTTCTCTACGGTACAGGTCTTCAATGCCTGCCCGCGCCGTGCGAACCGCATCGGCATTTTTGCCGAACATCGTCACAAACTGCTGGGCTTCCCGCTCACCTCTTGGCTGGAAGTACGTTTTGATCACGTCGTCAGGGTTGAGCCGAGGCTCATTGAGCGACGTTTGCTTAAACAGGTTTGCGTTAACGCCGGTTTTGAACCGAGGCGCGTATTGCGTGCGGTATGTGTTAAGCGCCTCGGTGTACAGCGTTTTAGCTTCCGCAGGCAGCGTAGAGCTGCCGTCAACGGCCGCATCGATTGCGCGGTGCAGTTTCCCCAAGTTGCGAAGCGTCACCGCAGCCGAGGGGTCGCTAGACCTGGCTGCGGCAGCGATGTCAGCGTTGATGGCTTTGCGAACATCATCGAGTTGCGCGAGCGTGACTTCAGGCGCTGCCGCAGGCGGCGTAGGCGCTTTTATGCGGGACGCTATTAGACCAACGCCAACAGGCTTTGCAGCCGGCGCGGCGGGCTGCAAAGACAGCAGTTTAGTAACGGTTGACGGCGCGGTGCTTGGGTCAAACGTAGACAGTTTACGGCCCAAGATAGACTCGGCCTCGTCGATCACGTTGCCAACATTGATCTTGGCGTCGCCTGCCGCCGCAAACGCGCGGTTATACGCCGGCTCAGTGACGGTAGCTTTTGCTGTCTGTTGTTCAGCCCTCGCCGCGTCCAGCAGCGTCTGCCCTGCCTCTCGTTGGCTAACATTTGTCAGGCCAGCGTCAATTTTTTGCTTGACCTTATCCGCAGACGCCCGAAACTTTGCGTCGGCTCGGGCTTGTTGAGCCAGTCGCGCTTGATTTGTTTGCGCTGCCATCCCCGCATAAGTGTCGGTCATCGCGGGAACTTCCAACGCTCTAGCCTGCAGCGTAGAAAACCCAGTGCTGCCCGCTGGCGCGGCAATTTCACCTGCGGTCGGCGCTGCGCCTGGCACAGCCGACGGTCGCCCTCTAAGCGCGTTTACGATGTCATCGCCTTTGTTGCCAATGGCTTTGATGTATGTGTCTAGCTTGACGTTCGCCAACTTGCTGGCGTACTCCATGCCCTTGCCGATTATTGGCGCGATGACGCCTCTGCCGGCCGCCTCCATAGTCGCGCCTTCAAGCGCGGTTTGGGCTTGTCTTGCGGCAGCTTGAGGCAGCGTTTCGGGCGCGGCGCCCCCTCCTGCCATTCGCATCAGCTCCTTAGCGCCCGCAAACCCAGCGCCTGCGCCAGCTACCACGCCCGCCGGACCCGCTGGCGTACCAAGAGCAGCCCCGCCGACCGTGCCTAAGGCTTCAACTGTAGGTGCTATAAATTGCGCGATTGCTCGCCGGCGAGTTGGGATAGCATCTTGCTGAGTCTGGGCCGCAGGCACTGGCCGGCCGTAGCCAGGTATCTGGTCTACCGCAGAGCTAGGCCGCGCCTGAGCAACGCCAAACCGTTGCCGAATAGCTTCTTGCGTGGCGGGATTTGCGTTTGCAAAATTTGCATCTTGCGCGGCGTACTTGTCAAAAATTGCCTGCTTGGTGGCAGGGTTGGCGTTGACGTAATTGGGGTCGGTAAGAATTGAGGCCAGAGTTGCCATGTTTATTCCTTACCGAAGAAGCGGGTTGTTGGTATCCACGCCGCTGCTGGCCGGCGCCGCGCCAGGCGCCGCGCGGCGATTAGCGGGTGTTGCAGGCTTAAACGACGATTGCGGTGCTGGCAAGTCAGAAAATTGCGGAAACCGCGCAAAATCCTCACCAAACTGCCGTTGGTATGCGTCGCGAATGCGCGCCATCGCACCTTGCGCTTGCGCTTCAACCAACTCCAACTGTTTCAAAAGTGGCCCCGTGCCTTTGACAGGGTCAATGGCCGCAATTTGATCGGAAAGAATTTTCCATTCTTGGTTGGCAATTGAGCCGATAGCGCCGGATGCTGCCGCAGCAGCCTTACCCAAAGCTGTAATCTTGCCTTTCAGGTTAGCCAGCCGCGTTTCAGCCGCCGCCGCCGCGCCTTCTGGGATTGACGGCAGCATACCTGTAAAGCCGGTTGCACGCGACAGTCCAGGCTCTGCTCTAACAAACGAAATAGAGTCGAGAACTTCCTGCGTTGTCTGAAGCGCCGCAGTCGCAGACTTAAATTCTTTGCCCAGCTTATCGCGCCGCGCCGCCTCTTGCACCGGAGTGAGCGGCTTTGGTTGCGCTGCTGCGGAGCCTTCTGCGGCCCGAGCCGCCGGTCCTCCAGGGATAGGCTCCAAATCACCAGTAGGCGTAAAACGATACCCGACAGGAGGTTTACCCGCCGCCCGCGCCGGCGCGGGGGCTGCCGCAGCAGTAGCGGCGTTTTCTTGCGATTGAGCAAGTTGCGCTTGCGTCGGCGAGATAAACTGTTCCGTTTGACGGTCAAACACCAATCTACCCACGGGGACAAAACGATCCGACAGTGAAGCCGCAGCTTCAGGCGCCGCAAATATCTGCCGGCCGGTTCTTGGGTCAATAACTACTTGCCCCCGAGACACAGTTATAGGCTTGTTTTGATCCCCACGCAACGCGGCGTCAATCTGCTTAAGAAGCACCGCTGCGTCGGGGCTGCCCGCCTTAGACGCCAAGTTGTACCGTCTCATTAGCGCGTCTATATCCGGCGCAGCGCCGCCAGCAGCCGCCAACTGATTGAGGTTTGCAGGAGGCGCGGTAGGCGCAAGAGCGTTAGTCTGAACAGCGGCGACCGGCGCAGGCTCATTAGTAGGCTCAAAAGGCGGCAACGGTTCGGCCAAAAACGGGTTGGTCGTTGTTGGCATGCTGTAGCTAAAAACGCGCCCGGAAGCAGAGTCCATTGGGTTTACATACCGCACCAAAGGCCGGCCTGATTCAGACTCGCTTTGCAACATGCCACGCAATTCGGCTTGTGACTTGCCCTGCGCTCGACGTTGCGTAGATGTTGGGGAGCTTTCATAAGGCATTACCTCAATGAAAGGACTTTCCGGCGTACCTTTTTCTTCAACATGCGACCGCATGTCAAAATCAGTGCTTTTAACAGGCTCAGCCGCTGCTGGCGCAGCACCAGTGATCGCGCCAGCAGCCGATGTCGGCGTAGTGGGCGCGCCAGCGCCGCCGCCATATCGGCGCTCGTATTCATCAAGGAGTTGCTGTTTTTGCAACGCTTGATAGATGTTGTACCCTTGCTCGCTAGTTCTGGGGTTTTGCATCATCAGCAGCGATGCAGTCCTAAGATCGGGACCACCTTTAGCCGAGATAGCGGCTGCGATCTGACCAAGAACGCCACGTTCACGGCGCAAATCTTCCATCTGCATGTCGGCAATTTCAGTCTGACGCTGACCACCTACAATCTGTTGGACTTGCGCGTACTCGGCCAGCGCATTACGCGGCCTAAACTCGGGCTGGCGAAAGCTCATCGCAATGTTAGGGTTAACGAGTGCCATGATTAGTACCCCACGCCAGCAAAGTTAGACGGGTCGTAACGGCGGCTGTTAAGAGCCTGTTGCAGCAACGAGTTCTGCGCTTGACCCTGCTGATAGTTCATGTATTGGCCCAAGCCGCCAGTAATTGCGTTGGCTGCGCCCATGTAGCCAGATGCGCGGGCCTGAGCACCAGCACCAATGGTTTCAGCCAAGTTGGACCCAAACTGCCCGGCTTGTCCGGCAAGATTTTGCGCTGCGGTCTGACCAACGCCGGCCAGCGATTGCAACGGGTTAAGCCGCGCTTGGCGCTCGGATTGATAGCGGTTGAAGGCGTTCTGGTACTCTTGTGAGCCCATCTCCTGCCCGAACCGCGTCAGCGCCTTGCCGGTTGCGCCGCCCATCAGCCCGCCCCGCGCCGCAGCCGACCGCTCCAGCGCCTTCTGGCCCTCCGACAGCCTGAATGCGTAGCCAGGATCAGCCTGAAACTGTTGCATTCCAAATGGCGTGTATTCGGTTGCTAGCGGGATCAGCTTGTTAAGCGCCTGCTCACCAGCTTCACGGTAGGGTCTGCCCAGCTCAACCTGCCGCTCAAAAATCTCGCGCTGCACATCGGCAGCGCGGTCAGCAGCGGCGGCTTGCGCGTTGGCGGCGCTGCGGGAAGAACTTGCGCCAAGCAAAGAACTGCCGATAATCGCGGCGGGGATCATCCATGCGGCCATGTCAGGCTCCTTAAGTCACTTCGCGTCCACTGACGCGCATGTTGATGGCGCTGGCAGTTCCAGCAATTGTACTGATGAAGTCGCCGATGCCAAGCACCTGGCCCACCAGTTCGGGGAAGGTGTACACCTCGGACGGCTGAAGCGTCTTGGTCTTGGTAATCAAGTTCTGATTGCCCGCCGAGCCAGCAGCCGTGACGAGGTTGACGCTGATCGTCGCGGCGGTGGCGCTGTAGTTCGTCGCCGTGAATTTGTCGATGATGGTCGTCACGCCAGTCGCGGTGTACTGGGTGGTTTGGCTGTTCTCGACCGTTTTGGCCGGAACGAGGACTTTGACGGTGACTGTCATGACTAGACTCCCTGTAGTGTCGGCACAGAGGCTATCGACACAGTTAATATGACTGACGGCGTGGCCGGACGAACTGGCCCGGTTTGTGCAGCAATGTACTGAATTGTAGTGGAGGCGTTAGTAGTTGCCCACATCAACTCAATGTATTCGTCAGCGGCTAAATCGACGAACAGGTTTAGCGCGCCGATTAAGTGCCCGTCTGTGCCGCCGTGCCGATTGGGCACGGAAAACTGGCTGTTGGAGTCAGGCACATTTACACCGTTTTTACGCATCCAAATATCGGTGTCGTGAATGTTGTTGTCGGTGTTTACAAATTGAACGCTGAACTGAATGTTGTACGTCCCGGCAATCTCACACCTGACCTTGGACTTGCAGGTGCCGGTGATGGTCGTAGACGCTACGGTCTGCGACACGCTGACCTGATAGGTGCCAGTGCTGCCGTCCGTGCCTGTTAGCTGCGACACGATGCGAGTTCCAGCCGTAACGCCGGTGCCCGTGATCACCATGCCAGGGTAGATTGGCCCCGAGGTGATCGCTGTCACCGTCATGGTGGTCGTGGCAATCGACGCAGTGAACACGGCTGTGCGGTCTTCTATCGTGACGTTTTTGCTGAACTGCGTGGTGTCGTACAGCAGCGGGTACGCCGTAGTTGTTGAGCCGTCTGGCTGGTTGGCCGTGCTGTAAAAGGAGCCGTATACAAATTGCGGAATCTGCGGCGTGGTAATCGGCGCAGACTGAAGTGCGTCGATCTGCTTTTGCATCTCGGCAATCTGCGACACCAAAGCCGAGCAGCAGTCTGCCAACGCTTCTGCTTGGATTTGCTTGGTCAACTCATCGCTCAAATCAGCCGCAGGCGGCAGCGTCTGCAACTCCTGATTGACTGCTTGAAGCGCGGCCTCAAGAGAGGCAATCGTTGACTCGGCGCTGAACGTAAGCCCCGAGTCGTCAATAACCGCTGCGGCCGCGTTGTTGAGCGACAGGAAGAACAAATACCAAGCCCTGTCGATCAACCCCGTGCGGGGGTCGATCAACGGCACCCGTGGCGGGGTGATTGGCGTCGGCGTCGCGTTAGGGCTAGGCATTCGTTGGACTCAGAATCAACTCTGCGCCCATGATGCTGATCTTGACCGGATCGGTGCCCGATAGCTCATAAACGCGGTCGCGCAGCTTCAGGGTCATGCCCATGCGCCGCCAGAACACCCGGCGGTAGTACTCGCCGATCTTGCCGATCTGCGCCCAGTGCTCGTTGCCCCATGTGTGGCCGCCGTCGTCCGACCAGCGCAGCATGACCTCGGGGTTGCTGCCTTGGCCCAGATTCAGGCCAGTACCGGCCTCAATGTCCAGTTGCAGGCTGTGCTGCGCGGTGCGCTTGAGGTTGTTTTGGCCGGTGGGCAGCGCCCGCCACGACCGCAGCCACTTTTGAATCTGGCCGTTGTCCGAGTAGTCGTCCAGATCAAAGGCGTAGATGTTGCCGTTCTCGTAGTCGCCGACGACCACTTTGTTGTTGAACGCCATCTGGCAGTTGCTGCGGTGCCGGGTGAACTCGCCATTGCTCCAGCCAGCCCGCTCGTGCCAGGCTTGGGTGGCGGCGTCGTAGACCCAGGTCGTGTTGGCGCTCGGGAAGATCAGCACATAAAAGCTGTGGCCGTCCTGCTGGTAGGTGTACGCGATGGCGTCCGACAAATCGCTGTACTGCTGAATCTGCCACTCAACGGCGTGGGTGCTAATGCGCTGGCCGGTGTAGCCGTTGGCCCGGTAGACCATGCCTTGGCCCCGGCGGTCACGCCCAAGCCAGAACAAGGCGTTGTCCATCTTGGCAACCGAAAACGGGGCCGCGCAGCCCAGCTCGTTAAACGCGCCTTGGATGCGCTGGAGCGGGAAGTCGGTCGCGCCGGAGTCGTACCAAACTTCAATCGAGTTGGTGCCAAAGGCCCAGATTTCGCGGAAATTAGACGCCACGGCAACCAGCCCGTCAGGCGAGCCCTCGGTGCTGGCAAACTCCAGCGGGTCAATCGACGTGCCGTCCAGCAGCGCCGTGATCCACATCTTTTGGCTGTTGGGCTGGTTGAAGACGAAGTAGCCGTCGAGATACGCCACGGTCACGGCGCCGGGAAAATCCGGGTCGGTGATCTGCCCAAAAGCGTTGGTCGTGTTGTTGTAGATGTAGCTCGGGCCGTTGGCCGCGATGAAAAGCTGCGTGCCGTTGTCGGCCATGCTGACTGGGCCGGTGCCTGCCACGGTGCCCAGCAGCGTCGGCGCGTAGCTGTTGTTGATCTTGTAGAGTTGCGTGCCCGACACCACAAAGCCGGTGCCGTCTTGCGGCGAGAAGGCCCACAGGCCACGGATCGGGCCGGTGCCAATCGAGTTGAGCAGCTTCAGCCCCGGAGCGCGGTTTAGAAACGCCGGCTCCTTGCCCGCCTCGGGCACGATCTCGGGGAACAGGTTGACCATGCGGGCGTCGGCAGCATTGACGCTGCGAGCCACATAGGTCGAACCAAGGATCGGCGTTTTCATGCTTGACCTACCCTTTGCAAGCCTTTACCGGTAGTCCAAACAGTTTTGCCGACGCGCACGTTGATAGCGGAACCCAAGAACCGCTCCTCCAGCAAGTTGTATACGCGGCCAAGACGCACGCACACTTCGAAGGGACGAGAGCGAAAAGTGAACTCCATGATCAATAGTTGCCGGCATAGATGTTGAACCGCTGCCGCGTGGCAATCAGCGAGTACGGCATCGACATCACATCGTCCGGGTTGTTGATGCGCTTGAGGTTGCGCTTGCTGTACATTGCAATTCGCTGCACTTGGGGACTTGGCTCGATGCCAAACTCCGGCGCGATCTCGCAGGCCAAGTTGTAGGTAAACGCCCGCAGGTAGCCTGGCGGGAACAGAATCTGGGTGGACAGATTGGCCGGCTGCGTCAGCTCTTGGACGCTGATAAAGTGGAACTCCAGCAGCCGCGTCGGGCGCGGGTAGATGAAGATGTCAAAGTCCGGGTAGGTGTTGTTGACGAACATCACCTGCGGGTACGTCGAGGTCACGGTCTTGACCGCGATGCCGTCGTACTGCTGCTGGTTGATCAGCTTGATGCCGTACGACACGCCAGTGCCGGGGTCTTTGAAGTAGGTGGCGTCGTCCACCAGAATCGGGCGTACAGCAGTGCCGTTGAGCCGCACCAGCGAGCCGCTGGGGCCAAGGGTTGCGTTGATTAAGCCAACCGGCCAATTGCAAATCTGGTCGATGGTGGCAAAAACAGACAGGCGCTCGGTGTTCCACGAGTCGATCATCTGATTTAGCGCCATCAGGGAGTCCTGAGACACTGAGGCCGACGACGTTTCGCCCTCGGCTAGAACGCCTAGCAGCCGCAACGCCCGGTTAATCTGTTCGCCTGCGGTGTAGGTCGTCATGCTATTCCTCTTCGTCCTTTTTGCGCCGCCCGCGCCGAGGTGCAGGTGCTACCTCAATTTGCGGCTCGATCTGAGGCACATCTTGTTCCTCAGGATTGTAGCGTGACCAGCCGTGTTGAACATCAAAATCGGCTTCCAAGTCCATCACGGCAACTTTAGCGCCGTGGACGGGGTGTGTCAGGTAGATTGCGGCCATAGAGTAAGACGGGGGCACGAAGCCCCCGCCAATTTAGTTTGCAGACATGACGACCCAATCAGTCCCGTCACAAACGAGCATCGCAAACTTACCAGCGGTGTTGGTAAGGATGGCGGTGCCGGCCGTGTTGGAATTGAGGGGTTTCACGTTGGTTGCAGCAGAGTTGACTGCCTGAGCCGCAATCGTCTTGATCCAAACCACGCGGCCAGTGCTGGCCGAAGCGGTCGGGAACGTGACGGAAATTGCGCCTGTTCCGTTGCAAACCACGAAGTTTTCGGTCGCGCCCAGCGTGAACGAAGCGGCCTTGATGACCGGCGCGTTCAAGTCCAGTTGCGTGCCGCTGAGAGCGCCGGCGGCAGAGATTGACGCAGCGGTAACCGCGCCAGTGACCGTTACCGACTCAAACTCCGGGTCAGCAAACGCGACGCCTACTGCTTTAGTATTTGGCATGATATGTCCTTTTAAAAACAGGAGGCCGAAGCCTCCCGTTAGCTTAGACGCGGTACAGAGTCCAAGTCGTGTCGCTGGTTTTACGAGCGATAAACGAGGCCGAAGTACCATCGTTGATGGCCAGCGAACCGACAATCGTCCAGCCCGTGCCAGTGCCAGCGGCCATGGTGATGTCGCCGGTCGAGGTGCCAATGTTGACCACCACCCAGTTAAAGGTGCTGCCAACTTTAGCACTGGAGACCAGATCGTTCACACCAGTGACGCCGCCTGCTGTAACCACGATAGGCATCGTGTAGGTCGTGGCAGTGGTGCCAGGATTGGCGATCAGAATACCGCCAGTTACTTCAGCAGCCGTCAGGGTGACAGCGGAAGTGCCAGTTTCAGTAGTAGGGGCGGGCAAGTAGCCGATGACGGGTTCGTTGAGGTTGCCGTCGCCGACTTGATAGCCGCCTGCGCCATTAGGGAGAGCCATGATAAATTCCTTTCAAAAAGTTACGAATTGAAGCCCCCGAAGGGGCGTCAAAATCAACCCCACATCCGAACGCCCATCTGGGGACGGATGGTGCTGTAGCCGTACAGAACGTCAATACGGCAGGGCATACGGTCGTTGTTGATGTCGTACTGGCGCACCACACGCAGGCTGATGCCATTGTGAACGGCGCGAGCGGCCATGTCCACACCTTGCGGCAGGAGCAGGTCGGCGGTTGCGAAGGTGATCGCGTCCTTGTGGTACACCAAGTTCTGGGCGTACTGGCTGGACGGAGCGCCAACGAACACGACAGCCTTGTTGTTGCCAGGCAAAGCGGTCATGGTCGCCAGTGCATGGCTGGCCGAGTACATCGGAGCCACGGTCACAGTTGCGGTGGTGGTGGCGGTCGAAGAAGTCAAGGCCACGAACTGGAACAGCGAGCCGGTGGACTCACGAGTCTGCGGGTTCACAGCGTAGACATCAGCGATGGTGAACACGTCACCAACAGCGATGGTGTCGCCAGAGCCAACAGTCAGAGTCAGCGTAGCAGCGCCTTCAGCAGTCACGGCGGCGGCGGTAACCACGCCAGTAGCAGCGCGGGAGCCGGTGGTGTGCTGCTTGATCGACTGAGACATGTTGATCTCGTCAAAGCCCAACACGCCCATGCCCATCATGCCGTTCTTGAACTGCTTGCTGATGGTGTCGGTGGGGTTGAAGAGACCCTTCATGCCCTCGACCAGACCAGCGTTGGCAGCCGGGTTGACGGTTGCGTAGCGCGGGCTCATCACAGCAGCGTTCTCGTTGAGCTTCTGCTGGGCTTGCAGCAAAACCAGCGAGGTAGCGGGCGTGGTGCCAGGGGTGCCAACGGAGTTACCGATGCTCTTGTAAGCGTTGGCAACGTCAGCGTCGATGCTCGATGCCAACTGGCTGATACGAGGCTTCAGAACACGCTCTGCGAAGTCGTCCAACTGCATGGTCAGTTCGGCAGACGTGAAGTTCACGCCGATGTGCTTCTGCGAAGCCACAGTCAGGGTGGTGAACTGCTCGTTGTCGTCCTGCACTTGCAGGGCGGCGCCGTCGGTGACCAGAGCGCGATCAGGCAGACGGATACGCAGGGTCGAACCGATCTTGGCACCTTCGACAGCGAAGCTGTCGTCGTACTGACGGTTCACGTTACGGGTGAGCACCAGGTTGTTCTCTAGGCCAAATGTTCGCCAAGGTTCGTTACGCCTTGACCGCCCTTTCGGGCTGCTGCATGTCACCATGCAGAGCAGACTATCTCTTCACCCTCTTGCGAGGGGCTGTGCGCTTCCAGCCACTTGGCTGTACTCCCTTACGGGATAGTCGTTACACCTTCCGCTGGTGAGGACAAACGCCGCCGTTTCTGTGTTTGCCGACTTGACAATTCATACACAACACTTGGTAGCCTTGCGGAAACTTGCTCTTGCGAAGCCAATTGTAGAAGGCTGACCCTCCACCGTTGTACTTGCCTGATCTTCGTTCCTCAGCCCCATCATTGTTGATGTGGTCAATCGACAAAAACATTCGCTCAGTCTCTCCGCAGCAGTTGCACTTGTATCCGCCGTAGGCTTCAAACACTTGCTCTCTGCACCGGTCTTGATTGCGCTTGGTTTTCTCAGACTCTGCGGCGCGTATCGCGGCCACTTCCTCTGGCGTTCCATTTGCAATCTTCCGGTTGCGCCATTCACGCGAATGCTCTCGGGACTTCTCCCTGTTTGCTTCACGCCAATCACGCATACGTTGATTGAACTTCTCTCGGTTGCGCTCTCGGTATCTGGCTGCGGCTTCGCGGTTTTTAGCCCGCTTGGCCTCGACATCTACCTCACTATTCTCACTTTTGGCTTGGCTCGGTGTTTTCATGTAATCATCTTACATGACGTCCACCGAATTCACACAGTTTTTTTCCTAGGGTTACCCCTAGGGGAGACCGATTAGTTAATCTCCAGAGCCTTCCGGGTGATCATGTCAATTGTCAAGATTGAGTTAGCCATGATCAAAAAATTCCTTTAAAAAAGTTAGCGGTTCATTTGCGCTTGCAGCTTCTTCATCTGCCGGGCACGTTCAGCTTCAATCCACTGCGAGTCAGTCATGGTCTTCGTCGAGCGAGGATCAGTCGTGTCGTAGGACGAACTTCCACTGGTGCGTGCGGTAACAGGCGAAATAGGCGCAGGCGCAGACGTAGTTGGTTTCACAAGAGGATTGGAGCCAAGTTTGGCCTCAATCTTCCCAATCTCTCGGGCCTGCAAAAGAGGTGCCAAGCGGGAAATGCGATCAGCTTCCTTCGGGTTGGTTCCCAGCCAGTAGGCTAGGTCCGGCCCCATGTCGGACGCCTTGATTGTCTCGGCCATCACGTCAGTGACTCGAAGCTGCGGGTTGTAGGCGACTTGTTCAAAGTCGTCGTACTTGGCCCTGGCCTCTTCCTCACGGTCGTGGTAAGCGTCGTTAATCTCAGCCTGCTGCCGTTGGAACTCACGCTGCGCGAGCAGTTCTTCAGCCTTTTTGACGGCCAACGCTTCCGCGTAGGCATCAGGGGACTCGAAATGCTCGATAGGCGGGACTTCTCTTGGCGCTTGCGGTTGGGCAAGTTTAGCCTGCTGCTCACGTTCCCATTTGCGCTGCTCTCTGGCAAGGCGCTTGCTGATCATCGCGTCGATCTCGGCCTGGGTGAATTTCTTCTCCTCGGGCGTCTGCTCGGGTTGACTCTCAGCTACTTCCGGCGCGTTTTGTGCATTCTCCGGGGCGGCCGTCGCCTCGGGTGCTGGCGCGGATTCAACTTCCGCTAAGGCTTGTTGGACTTCTTCAGTCATTTTCGATTCTTGTGAATCCCTGGTCTACCGGGCCAGTACTGTGTCGATAGTACGACAATTTTATTTTGTGTACAAGAGTGCGCCCACAATAACGCCAGGCAGCGCCGTTGCAGTCGCATCCCAAAACTCTGGTTTGCCTTCTTTACGATACCACTGCTGGACTTCGTAGAACACCGCAAACAGCACACCGCCGATAGCCACTGCCGCCCACACAGGCAAGAAATGGACGGCCCACAGCACCGCCGTACAGGCCGCGCCCATCAGGAGGTGTTGCTGTTTGTCTTTGGCAATCATGACGTTCGTCAATAAATTTCCACAACAATCTGACCGCGCCAAGACACGGTTGCGCCAGAAGCAAAAGTCGACGAATCACCTTTGCGGGAGTAAATTAAATTGTCGCTTGTAGAGCCAAACATAAGCCCGATTGACGATGCGCCCCCCACATACAAAACACAAGTTGCATTTGCTACTTTTTTTATGCCTGTAATTCCCGATATGGCGGGCAGCGAAAAGATCAAACTTTGCGGCGTAACTGCGTTTAATGTCGCAGAAAAAGAAAAGTCAATAAACAAACTTTTGCCGATTTGTTTGTACTGACAATTGTTAATCGTTACTGAGCCAGAAAATGTCGTAGCAGCGTTTCCTACGTCACTGGAGAATGTAGGTGTGTAAGACCTGTACGCCCCCAACACGCCGTAATCGCCGTTGCCTGAATCGGACAGCGTAGACAAATAGCTCAGGTAAGTAGACCAATTATCAGTAACCCCCACCGCGCTGTTTGTAATTAACACGGCCCCTGGATACGCTTGGGCTAGTCTTGGGTTGTTGACGTAAAACCCCGATACTTCGGCGCCGCTTAACTTGATGGCTTTTGCCGCAGTCCCGCCAGAGTTAGTCGAGAAAAATGTGCCATCTACGATGGGGCGCAAAGTTCTGCCCGATCCCGTCCCAACCACAGACATATGGAACTGGGCGGGGTTGTTGTTGTAGTTTGCTTCAAACCAGCAACCAATAATGTAAATATCAAGCACATCGCGGTTAGAGGTGTCCGTAATGTACAAGCCTTCTTGCCCGCTGGACTCAAAATCGGTGTTTACAAAGTACAGACCGTAGCCATCGACAAGTTTTGCGCCGTACAGACTGTTGGTTGTAAAGACGCAAGAGTCAAACAGCAGCGTCGTGGGGAAAGAGTCAGACACAGCTTGTTGAACCAACAAGCCAATTTCGTTCAGTTCTGACGTAACTTTTGTAAAGTTTGTTTTTAGAGCTTTGTCGATGCGAACACCCACGCCGCCAGTGCCGCTAAAATTTTTGACGCGCAAATTGCGGAACTCGCCAGCTATTGACCCACCATCACCAAAGAAGATTCCGGTTGCGGTTGGACAGGATGATCCTTCAACTTGGAACCCGTCAAGTATGTTTGGGTACGAAGCCCCGCCGCCGATTGCGATTGCTTTAGTCACAGCAGCAGTCGGCTTGATAATTGTTGCAAGCTCTCCGTCGCCAATTATTTCTGAACACAAAGGCCGCAACGTAGACGAAATTTTGTATGTGCCGGTGGGAAGATAAATGGATTTTCCCGCTTGCGCCATAGCCGTGCTTAACGCGCTAGTGCTGTCAATGTTTCCGGTTGGGTCAGCCCCATAGTCAAGGACGTTTACGGGCGCACCCGTAATCATTGAGTAGCTGACTTTGGTGAGGCTCATGTCAAATCCTTAAACAAAGTAGACAAGCGTTCCGCGCACAACTGCGCCAGAATATGCGGCGTTATTGTTGTCTGAGCCGTCCAACCAGCGCCTAAAACTGACGCCAGAAGAAGAAACTAAAAGACTCATGCCACCGGCAAAAGTTGTATAGTTAATAAATCCACCTTGGCTTCCAGATGCTGGTGTAAAAGGCAGCCCACCCAAAAGTTGCGTCGCGGTGTTAGAAGTAGACGGGAAAGTAATGTCAAACACCGCAGTTACTTGTCTTCCGATACGGGTATATCTGCAAGTGCCAACAGTAAATGACAGCCCCGCGCCGCTGGCATCAGAAGGCGTCCAAGTCCCCTCCTCATACCAGTTCAGCAACTCGCTCGTCATCCCCGGCGCGTTGGTGTTGGCGGTGAAGTTGATGCCTTTGCCTGCGGTGCCTTGGACGATGTTGTTTGACGGCAACCTCAAGTCACCGTTCGTTGCTATCGCCCATCCTTCAAGCCAAGACGATCCGTTATACGCCCAAGCGCTTCCTAAATTAGTAGAACTAAGTTGAAAATTTAACGCTTTAGTGCCTGCCGCATTTTGGGCGTAAAAAAGATTAGATATAGTGTCGCTCTCTGCCGCGCTATTACTTCTGTGAACGCCCCCGGTGTTTGATGTAAACCCACCGTTTGTTGCGGTATATGCTGTTGCCGATACAGACCGGCCCGCCGTGAGATTGCTCACTGCAACTTTTACCGTTGATCCGCTTTGAACAATCGGCAGAACTTCGGTGCCAGCAAGAGGAGTGCTTGCCCCGGTCAATGCAGAAATTTTTAGGTCAGCCATTTTTTAAATCCTTATGTCAGTCGGTATACGATTTGGCACTGCTGCACACCCTTAGTTCCGCTGCCCGTAAATGTCCCGGACGTTCCATTATTAAATGTGATGACGCCAGCAGACGAAACTTCTACCCACGATATGACGTTGTTTCCGTTATCAGTGGCTACGCCAACATCACGCTGCGTGGCTGATGGATAGATTGCAGAAGGTAGCCCTGTCAGGGTGGGGGCGTTAGTATTTGCGCTAGTGCCGTTAATAGCAGTTGGAACCGTGATAGTTACAATATCGCCGTTGAGATCGTATTTTACAGTTCCTGTAACTGAACCTGAAACGCCGGTCAATGTAGCAGTAAAGGTACCCTTAGTGCGTAAGCGCGAAACTACATCGTCTGTGCTTGATAGCACGTAGCTATTCGTAAAGCCAGAAGCAAAATTGTTGGTGAATGTTACTGCGCTGTTTGCGCTTAAAGTTTTATATCCGTCAACGGTAGCACCCGTAGCGTAGCAGCCAATGACCATGCCTACAGACGCTGGGTTAAGCCCGCTGTCATCAAAACGCATAGCTGTTCTATAGCCAACAGCATCTCCTGCGCCGTTATTCAGCATTTTGATGCCAGAATACAAAAAGTTTTGCGCTGCTGACGTAATAACGCCTGACTTCGTATTACCGCTGACTACGCCGCCTATGATAGTGAGATTACACGCAGTGTTGTTGATACCAACGCCAGTAGAATTGGTACAGACGCAGCCGATTGCAATGCCGTCATTAGCAGAACCGCCAGCCGATTGTTCCCAATGGACGCCAGCGCCAGACTGCCCAAAATCGGCGCGGTTATCGTTAGCCGTAACCGACACGCGACAGCCAGAAGCCGTTGTTGCAGCCCCGCTGGCCTCTACAGCCACACCGATGCAGTTATCGTGATAGTAGCCGTAGATCGTAGCGCGGTCATGGTTAAACACATAAAAGCCGTAACCAGCCGCCGCTATTCCGTTTGAATAGCACGTATTTCGTGCACTGGTAGAAGCGCCGGAACCGCCAGATAGAACAACGCCAGTGCCACGGCAATTGTATATTTCAACATCAAAATATGGGTTGTCGCACTTAGTAAAAATTATGCCGTGAACTACAGATGTTTGATTGGTGTAGTTTCCATCTATGCTGAAATTGCTAAGTTTAATGTTTGGATTTCCAGCCACCGTGTTTGCGTTGTCAAACACACTTGCGTTAGAACCGTTTATCAACTTAAAAATAGTGCTTTGAAATCCGGCCCCTACAACACAATTGTTGTCGTTCAACGTAAGTCCACTAACCATGTACGTACCCGCAGGCACATACACCTGAAGCGCCGTGTCTAACGCAGCTTGAATAGCCACCGTATCGTTCGTTACGCCATCGCCGACAGCACCAAAGTCTTTGACCGAGACGTATTGCGCCAGCTTGTCTTCAACATTCGTTACTACAGACCCCGCAAACGGTGGGTCATAGGTCACCTGAGATGCGTCTCCAACACTAGCGTTCTGCAACTGGCTTGTGGTGAACTTGACCTCAGCGCCAACATGCAAGCCAGACACAAACGTCACTGTGTCAGCGTCAGTCTCAAGGTAAGCGTATTGGGCACCTGGGCCGTACTGGTTCACGCCGTCCACAAACACCGACAGGCTGTTGGTGCCTGGCGCGTAGCTGATGCCAAGATTAAACACCGTCTGGCCTGCGGTGGCCGTGACGATTTCTTGCTGATTGACGAAAGAAACAAAATTGCTGTTGATGCCGCTGATGTTGTCGTAGGTGGCGATCAGAACGTCGTTGGCGTCCTTGAGCAAAAACTTGTACAGCAGCCCGTCGGTTATCCAAATCTCGCCGCTACCGGACACCCGGCCAGCAGCATCCAACACGATGGGATTGGTCCAAGCAGTAGAACCGTTGGATGATGTGTAAGCGGCCACGGGCGTGGTGGTGCCAGCCGCGTAAGTGAACAGCTTGCCGCCCGTCAGGACAGCGCCGGTGTTGGTGAAGAACTGGGCCGCAACGCCGCCCACTGGGGAAAGATTGACGGCCATTTAGGTCACTCCAAGAGAATCAAGCCATTGTCCTCTTGCACGAGGTTGTCGCCAGACTCGGTGAGAAGGTTGCTCTGCGCCTGTTCGCTTGCTCGGCCCGAGAACAGCGAAATAATGCCGCCAAGGCCAATGGCAACCGAGTTGCGAAGATCAGGGCCAAAGAAGCTCATTGCTTGTTGATGGGTTTGGCGTACGCGGTGCCGTCGGTGCTGCCGATCCGCAGCACGCTGACGCGCCAAGGGGCGCCGGTCGTGTTCAGCGGCACGACAAACGGGATGGGCGTGAAGGCAGGGATCGGGGTGCTGGCGCTGGTAGCCACGGCCCCCACGCCCACTTCAACGTAGCAGGATTGGTCGCACCACACCAGTACGCCTTGCGGGCCAGGGCCCCATGCGGTCGTGTTGCCCGCAGTAGCACCGGCAGTTGCAGTGTATGCGGGGAAATCCGCTTTGCTCATCGGGTTGAGGAGTT